ATAATTAAATAATATTAATCATCTTTATTCCTTGTTCTTCTCTCACATCAGAGTAAGAGCACAATAAGAGCAAGACATAGAAGCAAAGAAAGAGAAAGAGGCTGACAAAGATATATAAGCTGCAAACTCTAATTCCGAAATTGTCGTTTATAAAATGATATTTGAAAATAGATTTTGATAGTTGTTGGAATGATGCGAGACTGTGTGAGAGTGAAATGTGGAATATGGAAGGAAAGGAATGAAAGTGTAGAATGTGGGAAATTGTATTACTTGATTAATACAATTCCGTAATGTATGTAAAAGGTTTTTGACATTTGCCACCATATGGTAGTTTTTTAACACCTGTTAAAATTTTTATATCATAATAGTATATTATTATATATAATTACAAATGTTTTGTTCAATTTATATAAAAATATGGGGGCTTGTTTGGGATGAGTTGTTTAGTTTGCTATTAAAAAAACCGTGTAGTCATACACACATAGACACATGTAACCAATTTACAGACACATGTAACAAACATGATACATATAACAGACACATACAATCAATACCTATAATAGTCATGACACATGCAACCAATATACATAGTCTAACAATCTCTTTCATGTATTTTTCTTATATTTATTATTATATTTGCTTATATTTATTACAATCTCTTCTAATATGCTATATTAGATAAAATATATATTTTTATTACTAATAGAAAAAATTTTTTATAAATTGAAGGAGAATAAAATAAATTTTTAATTTTACTTGACATGTTCATAAAAAAGTAATAAAATAGATAGGAAAAAACTTAAAAAAATATTTTTGTCTATTTTCTTGTTCATATACTGTAATATATCTATATATGAACATGAATTTAGACAAAAATATTTTAGGAATACAATTTCTTAACGAAAAAGTGCGTCGCCTTTTTCTAAAATTGTATAGCACAAAAAATAGACAAATAGACAAAAATGGAGAAAAAAAGATGAAAAACATTCCTGATAATTTGGCCGAAAAAATGAATGAAATTAAAGGCCAAGAATTAAAATATGGGCCCTTATGTGAGTCTTTGGGGCTTTCTAAAAAAGGTGGATATTCTAAGCAAAAACAATTAGAAGATTTGGCCCTCTATTGTGATCTTCAAATACTTAGTAGCCCTACGAGATATAGAATTGATGAAGTCTATGAAAATGAAATAAAGGCATTTTCTAAACTTAATAAGAATAATAAATATCAAAATATATTTGATGCTATTGTTTATCAAACTTTTCAAAAGAATGATGACCGCACTTTGTTTTTGTCTAATACTGAGCTCTTAAAATTATTTGGCCTTGTGAATGATAATTTTATCTATTCTTGTAATATTGATACAATGTCCGCACTTGGAAACGAATATATCAATTTTCCTGAAATATCGGCCACAGCAAAAAAAATATTGGTCAGATGGACTTTGACCAAATTAGAGAATATGGCAAAAAGAGATTTAATTCGTCTAAGCTCTGGATATAGATTATATTCAGAACATTATGGGCACCATGGTTATTTTATTCTCGGGCATAATGTCCCTTTAGAAACAGATTTAGATAAACAATGTATGGCCCTGTTAAGTAGAGCCAAAGAAATTGCTGTCCCTGGATATGAGAATGGATGGTTATCTGATAATAAATATAAATTTTTGAATAAAACAATAAAAGAATTATGTGCAAAAGAATTTGACGATCAATATATTTTTCTTAAAAAAGTAATCACTTTATCTCCTCCTACTGAAAGCAGAATTATAGAAAAGTTACAAAAAATATATCAAGAATTTCCTGAACTTAAAACCATAAATCAAGAATCTTATAGAAAGATCATGTCCACTAAACAACTTGATTCTTTCTCTGGCGAAACACGGCGCAAATTTAGCGATATTAATATTAAATTAGAGCCCAATTTTTTATTTAAAGACATAATAAAAAGAGATGTATGAAAATGATTATACATCTCTTTTTTATTTTATTTTTTATGAAGAACTACCAGTTATTTGAATCCATACATCATTTATTTCTAAATCTTCGGGCTCAGTTTGAGAAATTATAACCGGCTTTTTTGTCCATGTCAATTTATTATCTTTTACAGTCAATATTTCTCCTTCATTGGCTGCTCCGTAGGGGGGGGGGTATTTAACAACATTCCCTATACTCATTTCCTCATCTCCTTCCTATATAGTTTTAATTATATATCCATAAATATATTTTATCTACTGTGACATCACCTTCTGATACCACAGAAACATCAAAATATATTTGGTCAATATTATTATTGCTGTGAGTTATTTGTAATTGTATTCCACTAAAATAATCAGCATCAACATTGGACGGAGAAAGAATTCTAAAAGAATAAGTATTGTTTATTTCTTCTTTTACATTTTGAAAAATAAATGGAATCAACAAGGTGTCGTTTGCTCTATTTCCTGTATAGTTAAGAGTCGCATATCCTTGTATAATTGCTTCTTCAGAATTGCTCAATAGAATAGTTTTTCTTCCTATACTCACCACAGGGGGGGGGCATAGGTTTCTAATTGATCTCCACCGGAATGTTGGTTACCAATATTCACTTGGTAAGTAATATTACTTATTTGTTTTTTACTAACTGTGCTCCTTATAGCATCTATATTATACACATAATATCTCGCAACTTTTTCGTTTGAGAAAGGTAGAATCGAACCAAATATAATTATCACTCCAATTTTCTTCTAATAATTATTGCAGGACCTTGTCCTTCTTCTCCTTCTTCAGTATATATTCTATCATCAGCAACAAAAACATATTGTCCTGTTCCGCTGCGCCCACCTGAACCGTATCCTACAGTATCATTGGCATCTTTAATAGCATACCCGCTTCCGCCGGACGCTTTTTCATATCCAAAACCAGAAGTGGCACTCGTTTTCACTTTTTTCGTCCCATCTTCTCCTTTTTCTGCCATTAGAGTTAAAGAAGAATGATAACTCCCTACTTCTCCTCCTGTCCCGGGCGTAGATGAATTAAAATCTGCGTTACTACCATTTTCGCCACGATCAACATAATAGTCTCCAAAAGTAGATTTATTATTATTAACTGAAAGAGAATATTTTTGTCCTTTGTTTATATTTAGTGTAATTTTAGCACCTGATCCTCCTCCACCGCCGCCGGTAAACTGTTTAGTAGAATAAGTTACCAAAGGATATGATCCTTGGGACACTTGTTGCCCCATCCAATTACCGCCAGTGCCACCTTGAGCATGAAGTTGTACAACATAATTTCCACTTTTGGGGCATTCCCATTCAGTGAGAGTTCTATCTTCTGTTTTTAAAGTTGTTCCTTCTTCATTATAAATCGTATATTTATTTGGTGTAACAACCCACTTATATTCTTCAATTTCTGGTTCTACCGGCGTTCCGTTCATTTCTACCCAAGCTAATTTATTTTCTTTGATAGACAAGACTTTGCCTTCATCATCAGATGTCCAGGGGGGGATACCAGTTTCATTAAATTTAATAACATTTGAAATGCTCATATTTTCTCCTTAAAAAACGATTCCTTGTACATAATAATTATATGAAGATGCCTGACTTATTGACAAAATATTATTATTTAAACTTATATCATCAAACGCTAAATTATAATTTCCCCCCAATTTATAAAAACTATAATTATCCCATGAAACAGGAGGCTCTTCTTTAAATATTATAACATTGCCATAAAAATTATAATTTTGATTATTTATTAAATAAAAATTCAAAATGGCATAAGAAGGGATAAAATTAAATTTTATTTCTATATATTGATAATTATAAGAAGTAACTTTTTGATTGACTATCCCCACTTGGGGGGGGGAGATATTAAATTAATCATAATTATTCATCCTCTTAAAAACTAATAGAGTCAACGACCATAAACTATATCCAGGATTATCTCCTCGACAACCCCAATGAACCGTAACACCATTTGTCAAATCTATATTTGTAATACATAATGAATTATTATATGTATCGTTACTTGTTTCCATAACAATTTCTGGCCCATAAGATGTCGATCTTGTTGATGTTGATTGATAACAAGAAATCCCTTCTAATTGAGATAATACAGTAGGAGTAAAATTATCATTGCGCCAAAAAGTTTTAATTGCACATAAATCTCTATATTTAAATTCTGACACCTTAACATTCCCATAACTACTTGAATCGGTGTTAAACGGAGCATTACTCCATTGATAGCCAAAAGCCATAGCTGGTGCCCATGTTGAAGGAGATGTATCTTCTAAATAATATCTTTTATCTATATCTGGACCAAAAATAAAACATGCAGTTTGTGGTTCTACATTTGCGCCATAACGATTCATTGGCTGATCGCCAATATAACAAATATATAAATCTGGTGTTCCATTCTTTAATATATTTGAAGGCGTTTTTGACCATGGGATTTCAGTCTTTATAACTGTTTTCCCTGTTATTGCTTGATTATTTCTATAATCTTCTACACAACCTACTAATTGATATGTTCCTGCTTCTGGCAACACACCTGGAATTTTATTATTTAATTCCATCAATACTTCTGATACATTAGTGCCAGTAAAACCAGTAGTATCTTTACTTAATTTAATTTGAGTATCTAATGATTCTGGATATAATTCATCATAATCAGAATCACTTTTCTGTTTCATAGTAATATTATATTTAGACATTATCATTACTCTCCTTTAGGGAAGCAACAATAATGCCCCCCCCCAGTTTTGATTAGAAAATAAACAAAAATTTAATTTGTTAAAATTCATGATATCACCTATTAGAAAAATATTTGTTCTTTGATTGCTAAAAACAATAAAACTGCAAGCAATATAATTTGTAATACAACTTCACGTATCATTTGTTTGTTGCATTTTCCCTGTAATTAATTCAGAGCACGGGAGATTTCTGATCCATTTACAAAATTCTCTCCATTCATCTAATTTATGCCCATTACGAGATTTGTAAATGTTTGCTAAGACTTCATAGTTTAACATTACGGTTCGTTTTTGGTTATAACTACTCGGGAGAAGCTGAATCATTTGCCACCAAACTTCCTTTTTGGCAGGATCAAGATGTTTAATCTCTTGATTAACATAAATATTACGGACCTCATTTAAATATTTTATTGTTTGCATGAGAAGCCTCGATGATCTTAGTGTCATGTGTTCATGCGAAAAATCGTCTAATGTAAACTCTTTTTTATGAATACAGTGCATCGTTGAACAAGAATTAGCAACAGTTCCTATCTTATAAGTGTCAAACTCAGACCACCAGTATCTTGGCGCGGTAATATCTACATAGACTGCAATCATTCGTATAAATTTTCGATGGTCCGTTCCTGCATTCCGCAGCCGGGTCATTAAATTAAGGTCATTCGGGCCAATACAAAAAACTTCACTACCCTCTTGTCTCACTGGTAGGACTTCATTTGGTAAATCAAAAAAATTTGGAGTTTTTTCATACCAGCAACTATCGCTCTTCTCCCAACTCTCTAAAGGATTTCGCATACCATGAATTGCGTGCTCCCATCCGATCACCTCAATATTTTCAAACTTAATCATCATGCTCTCCTTGCTTCAATAATAATCGCCACTCTTCTTTGCTTCCATAATAAATCCTATTAAATAAAAATTATTTTATCATCTGGAGGCATCCAATTAAAATAAAAGCCTCTATCTCCATTTATAAATATAATTTCTTCTTTACCGCAATTTTTACATCTTGCTATTACTAAGTTTTTATTAAAACTTTCTATAATTGACCAGTCATGATTATAAGTAAAACAATAATATCCTGTCAAATCTTTTTTCATTTTAATTAATCAATTACAGTATCCCAATTAAAATCTTTAATAACTTCATAATCTTTTTGTTCTACACCCAACGATAACAAATAATGTTTCAATTTATTATAATGAGCTCTACAAGATTGAACATGATTATCCATAGATTGCTTTAGTCCCAATACTGTTTGCATATCAATTTCACTTTCCATTTCATTATTTGCATGATAAGTAATAGAATCATCAGCAGACAAAGTATTGGCAGAAGAAGTCACTTTTTGATACATATTATTAATATTAATTTGATCTGCTAAAGACAAAGAATATTGTTTTCTATTATATTCAATACCGGAAGTAATTTTTCTTTCACATTCATTACTAAGCTCTTGGATAAGTTTTTCTGTTTTTACAAACATTAAACTTCCATCTGCTTTTTTCTTACGACCTTTCGAATCTTTTTGCATTTCAAACTCTTCTTCAGTTATTTCTTCTGCGCCTTCTGGAATTCTGGATAAATTATCAATTGCTCCCATTTGACCTGGATGCCCATTTTCATCTCTAATACACCAATAATACATTTAATTACTCCTTTTTAATGCTACAATATTTAATCCCCATAAACTATAATTATTATTACTACCTGATTGTAAACCAAAATAGCATGTGATATTATTATTATCAATATTACCTATCATCCATCTGGTACGCAAATAACCTGATGTTGCGTTAGTAGAAAATTGACAACTATAATCTTTTGATAATATATTATTACTTGAATTATGATAACTGATTAATCCATCAATCTGTGTTATTTGTGAAGGACTATAATCAACTCCATAAAATTCTTCTATTACTCCCCAAGCTATATAATCTAAAGTTGAGAATGTGGCTCCAGCATAATTTTCATTTATTTTAAAATTATTGAAATCATATCCAAAGCCTATTCCATATTTTTTGTTATTTAATGTACTATATATTTTATCTATATCAGGGCCTATAAAAAAAACGCCAGTTTCAAAATCACCTTTGGTTTTTTTTAATGGAGTATTAGAATTTCCTACCCATAATATATATAAATCTGCATCGTCTGTTGGAGCCGATGTCCATGGAATTTCAACTTTATTTACTACATTAGCAGTCATACTTACATTATTTCTATAATTTTCTAAATAACCTATAATCTTATAAGAAGAACCTGCCATACCACCTGGAATTTTATTATTTAATTCCATCAATACTTCTGATACATTAGTGCCAGTAAAACCAGTAGTATCTTTACTTAATTTAATTTGAGTATCTAATGATTCTGGATATAATTCATCATAATCAGAATCACTTTTCTGTTTCATAGTAATATTATATTTAGACATTATCATTACTCTCCTTTAGGGAAGCAACAATAATGCCCCCCCCCAGTTTTAAGTTTTGGATAATATTAATCATATATTTCTCCTTTTAATAAAAAAATAATATGTGTGCATACAAAACATAATCTGCATGACATAAAATATTTGTGTCAGCATACATATCAATATAAAAAGTACTCAATGTACCTGATGAACTTAATAATTCAAAACTTGTTTCTCCACCTTTTTTGAAAATAAAAGTATAATATAAACGTGGTTCTTGTATAGAAGCACTAACACTCATTATCGCCCATTTATAAGTTTTATATCCTTCATTAAAAGGTATTGATATTGAACCATTATCTTGATCTATTTCTCCTTCCCAATAAGCTGCTACCCCTCCCCCCAGAGAAGCAATTTCATTATTTAATTTCTGTCCAATACTTCCATTAACAATCATAATATCTCTCCTTTATAATTATCCATAAGGATATCCCCAAGAATAATCCCATCTGACGCCACCCGTATAAGATGTTCTAAAATAATTATGAATTCCATCTCCTCCATAATATAGATACTCTTTAGGCAAACATCTCACATAATCAGTTCTACCAGCTTTTTCTTTTGCCCAATTATTAAGAACATCAGTGGCTAAAACTTTCAAATCATAACCATAATCGCAGACTGTTGGTACATTTGCACTATATGCAAATTGATTAGGTTGCAAAATTACACCTGAGATAGTATTAGGAAAATTACTATTATCTACTCTATTCAAAATAACCCACATAACACAGGCAATTTCAGTTTTACTTTTAATTCCTCGTGATTCACAATAAGCAACTTTAGCCAACATATTTACATCATTAATTGTATAATAATCTTCATAATTAAAATTATCTTGTGTTACATTAAGATAATTTTCAATATGAGTTAAAATTTGTTCTCCTGTGTTCTTTTCATTAAAAAAATCTGTTTTTTCATATTCATTCAAATTCAAAAAATCAATTTTTAAATTTCTTTGTTGTTCATAAATTGCCCCAACAATTAAACTATGATCTGTATTTAATTTCGCGCATTCATACATCTCTGTCATATAATTAACATTTGCATCAAAATTTTCAATATTAACACCATTAGGAACTCTTGCATAAACAGTAATACTTAAAATTAAACACAAAATAATTAATAAAGTTGAAATACGTTTAATCATAAATAATATTTATCCTTTTTATTTTTGTTCTTTTTTCGGCGAATTAGGAAGTGGCATCCAGTGGGTGACAATCACAGGGTATCCTTTCCCCATTTTTCTTTCAATCCCCCAGTGATCTTTGTAGTTGTGTTTAAAGTTGGAATATGCAAGGCCATCAAGTCCATAAATTTTGTTGTTACCCCAATATTCAGGAGCATAGACAAAATACCATCCATCCTTTTCCGGTAATCTCTCCTTGACGCTAATCCAATCATTCATGCTGTCCGCCCTCCCCGTCGTGGACTTTCTTTTTCATCTCTTTTGCGGCTCCTTCGCCTACACCAAGAGCATACGAATAAATCATCCAGCAAACGAAGCTTCCTACCCAGCAGAAAACCAAAACAGGCATCGGGATTATAAACCATCCGTTTGCTTTGACAATAGACAGGATGATGCCCAGAAAAAGAAGCAGTTTAATCATCATCGTAGCCCTCCCCGTCGTGGATGTTATTTTTTCGTACACGTTCCCATCTTCTGTAATTCGCTTGGCTTATTTTTTCCCGATGCTGATCTGTCAGGGTTTTCCCTGCATTATGATAATGTTGATGTGTTGTAAATGGGACGAGGGCCAGATTCTCTTTTCGTGCATCCAACTTGTTTTCGTTGATGTGGTGGACAATATACCCATCCGGGATTTCTTCTTGTAGCCAATACATCATGAGTAATCTATGAATTGAAATTTTTTTATCGTAAATGCAAATTGATGGATAGTCTCTACGTAAAACTATTTTCTTTGTACTGCAAATCGGTTTATCACTATACCATAACGCAGCGTTAATTAGCTCGTTTTCAGCATAAATCGCATTACAGCAGTTTACAAGTTTCACTTTCCTTTGTTCATTAACTATCATCTTTTCCTCCATCGAATTTGTTGCCGATGACCTCAATTCCGCTCGTTGACAGATGTATATTTACGCCCATGCTTTCAGCGCCATTCAACCAAACACAAAATCTATTCCACTCTTGATCATAGCATACAGGGGCTTCTTTTTGTTCGCCGTTCCAGTTCGTCCAATGGATGATATCCCCCTCAAAAATCTTCGTTCCGTTCTTATCGGTCATTCCGGTGTACTCGCAGACCGTGGAGGGGGCAACAGGAAACACCTCCTTCATAATTCGCTGCGTGCTTTTTGCGCTATGAAATGGGCGAAGTTCTCTCGCTAAAGACTTGCTGATTACCTGATTGCCTGCCGGGTAAATCCAAGATTTGTTGTCTCTTTCAACGTAGTACCCTTCCACCCACTCGCCATCACTTAGCCGCTTAGCTTTGAAAAGAATCTCTCTCATTCTGCACCTCCGATGATCTCGTCAAGGGTGATGATTTCATTTGAGCGAAGAGAAGGGAACAAAGAGGGGTCGAGTGTTGCAATGACAAGTTTCCTGTTGAAAACTCTAATGCCGAAGCCGTACATCTCAATGCTTTCTACCTCTGAGTATAACATCTTGATAGCCTTTGCCCTCTCTACCTCCTGCTCTGTCCAGCGGGGCTTGCGGATGATGCGGTCGGGATGGTTAATGGCCTGCACCAAAACATAATCCATTCCAATATCTTGAAGCTTTTGCCCATCCTTGAAGATAAACACAACCATTCCATTTTCCTCAACGTAAAGGGTGACCTCTTCTTTATTCGGGTCTTTATATACAAACCGTTCTCCAACCTCAACTCCCAGCGCCTGCGCAATTCTTGGATAAGGACCTTTTTTCATAATCGTCCTCTATTTATTAAGTAATTCTTGATATATTTGACTTGTCATTATATCTTTACTATTTTGATATTTGCCTTGATATTTATTCAAAACTTCACCTATAATAGTATGATAATAAATTTGACAAATATCTATATTTGGATAAATTACCACTGGTTGGACACAACTTAATTCTAAAGTCCAATATCCTCTAAATCCAATATCTCCAAATCCAGCAGATACGTGAACAAATAATCCTAAACGTCCATGAGAAGATCGACCTTCTAACATAGGAACAAGATTTTGAGTTTCAGTATATTCATTGGTTCTACCTAAATATACCTTTCCAGGTTCTAACAACAAACCTTGTTCAGGAATTACAACAGTATGATAACTGTTGTTAATTTTCATGTCTAATTTATCTTCATCATAAACTAATAATTTATTATTTAAAGTCAAATTATAACTATTTGGATTAAGTTTGTCAAGATCAAAAGGATCAATGATAATCGAGTTACCTAATCGTTTATAAATTGCATCTCCAGTCAGAATCATAAAATATTTTTATACTCCTCTTATTTTTAATCAAGCATGTCTCTTGCTCTTTTTAATCTTTCTCCAATAGCTCTTCTTTCTTCTTCTGTTAATACTCTTTTCTTTTTAGGAGAAATAAATTTAAACCAATCAAAAGGTACATGCGCAACAATACTTCCATCTGAATTTTTTTCAAAATCAACCAAATCAGGATAAATTTCCTTATATTGTTCAATTTTTGAAATAAATTTACGTTCACTTGTGTATAAAGTGCATGTTTCTTCTCCTACAATTCTTTCGATAGAAGTTTCTTTCATAATTATATCTCCTTTTTATTCTTTTATATTAATGCCAATTTCATCAGCATAATGGACTCTAACATCAAATTCTTCTTTGAGAATAGTTATCGCTTCATTAGGCTCTCCATAAAAAAATTCTTTATGTTTATTTTCTTTATTTACTCTTTTTGAATCCAATCTTTGATGTATCTTTGTTTCTATATCAAAAATATCTTCTGAAAAAACTAAACCATTACATTCAAATACAAAAGGTACGCTGGCACTTGATAATTCAGACAACCTAATTAAAGGATTTAATCTTCTTGTGCAACCAATTTTATACATACCTGGCATAGATTTAGTAGTTGCTATATACAACCATCCAGCCGAACTATGATTAATTCTCCAATCAATCTCATTTTGTCTTTTATCAATTTCAGCGAGCTTATTTTTAATTTGTTCTTGATCTTCTTTTGTAATAGATTGGCTTAAAATTTTTTCTAAATCTTTTCTTTCCTTTTCAAGTCTTTTTTTCTCTTTGTCTGCTTCAAAAAGTAATTTTTCTTGTTCTCTTAATTTAAATCTTGCTTTTTTAGCTTCTTCTTTTTCGTTAATTTGCGCTATTTTTTTATCTAATTCTAATTTTAATAATCTGATACTTAAATGTAAATATTCCTCGTTAATTTTTACTCCAATTATTGAAGCCTTTTTATTACATCGGTTAAAATTATTAGTGATTAAATCTATACTTCTTGACAAATTTTGAGAAGTTACGCTTTTTTTCTTTCTATCAAAAAAAGAATTAAATCCAAACAATAAACTTTCACAATAAGAATGTTGAAATAAAATACCTTTTGCTAAAGAATGATCTACTTTATACTCTTTTATAATTATATATAAAGCATTTCTCGATATAAGTTGAGCCATTTCTTTTTTAATTTGATCTATCTTAGTGTTAATCTCAACAAAAGAAGTAATTTCAGGAATATATTCTATTCCTATATCTTGTAATTCAATTAATCCTTTATTAGTTCCTAATAAATTTATTGTTTCATCTAATTCTTTTTTATAAATTTGAAGTTGTAAATTAATTGTATTTAATTCTTCTTGTTTTTTATCAATTTCTAATTGTATTTTATTATTTAATAATTTTTGAATAAAAAAATTAAACATATCGTATTCCCTCATTATCACTTTATTGTTTATAATAAGATTAACATAATTATGTTTAATTGTCAAATTATTATTTTTATAAATTATACCAAAATATAACGATTATTATTAACAATTTTGACGAATATTATTAATAATGCCAATTAATTTTGTCTTTTTTCTCTGGCGGACAACGATAAGCAAGCCAAGATTCTCCGTACTCTTCCAGTAAATAACCCTGGACTGATATGCCTTACAGGACAAGGTGTTTTCCTCTGTCCCAATATAATAGTCTCCACTGGCTTTTCCCCGGTTCTTCAAGATTTTGTACCCATACAGGCTCTTCATTCATCTCCCACAGTTCTTCCAATGTCAGCGGTTCATTGCTGGGCTGTGGAATGGTGAGTATACTATCTATATCATCCTTGAAATCTGCATACGTCGCTGCCCATGATACAGGAGCAGTTTCGTTATTCCAAGTATCAAAAATCCGCTTATTGTATAGTTCTTGCAACATATCAGCATCAATTGGTCTCATTCTTAATCTCTCCATCCATGTGCGCGCCACAAGTGGGACAAATTGCAATATTTGAAATGAATTTTGATCTAACGTGGCACACGCTACAAGTTCCGCACATACAGCTTTTAATTAAGCGGTTTGGCCCTAAGAACTCCCAACGCCCATGCTTCACAGCATCAACGGCAGGCATCCTTCTGATTTTATACAGTGGAATAACAAGGTTATGATTTACGTCATATTCCGCCTGTTCTTCGCACAACTCTTTGCTGATGTAATCACCCATTTTAATCCTCTACCTCCATGCGAACGCCATAAGAGCAATAATCCGTTTCGGTAATTTCCATTCCGAACGCTGGGCAAATCAGAAAACCTTTCTTGTTGATTTTTGCGTCCTGGTAATATTGGCAATCTTTACAGCGTACTACCTCCACCACATCAGGCCCCAGGTCAATATCAATAGGTCCGTGGTTCATATACTCGTTGCCCTTGGCCATCGCCTCAAAAGCTGGGATATGTACTTTCATTTTTAATTCTCCTTATCCATACGAGCTCCGCAGTTGGGGCAATAGTTCCACGCTTGCACATAATTGCGACAAACACTACAAACGCCGCAATAACACAATACCATATCCTCTTGCAAGAAATTCAATTTCCCATGCCTCACCTCCGCAACGTCGGCGGCGGGGAGGGCATCTATCGCTTTCCGTGCTACAGCAAGACCAATATTTTCAGGGGATAATTCTCCTGGAAAATCAACCAAAACGGCAAATGCCATTGCCCTTTCAATGTACTTCTTCATTCCTTTTCCCTCCGTAGTGCGGCCTCAATTTCCAAAATCGAGAATGTATGACTTAATGGCTCTGCATTCGGTATTTCAGTCTCCGCCGTGATAAAGATATTTTCAGGCGTGTAGTCCTTAATAACCGCATTGCACCAAAATCCTGTGCTACTCTTGTATGAAACTTTATCCCCAGGTTGGCACGGCATCACCACGCACCGCCCCTCCATGTCCGCCTGGGCCAAATAGCGGATATAGCTCAGTGCTTTACTTAATTTTTGCCCATCCACCAAATCCTCAAAAAAAGCTTTATATGGCCGTGCAGCTTCCATTTTTACAGCAAGTTCGCCAATCTCTTCCGGCTCCAGCCCCGTTTCCTCATAAGCAGCAAGGCGATCAAGGATTTTACTATCTATCTGACAATCCCCACCCATTTTCCTGCAATCATCTCTTGCCATATTGCATGTAAGTTCTCCATTGCCAAGCCTATGAGTTAATCTTTCCATATGCTTCTTTAGATGACCCAACTCCATTCCAAGCCGTAAAATTTCAGCGTCTTTTGTACGAGCAAAATCTAAAGATTCACGAGCTTGAGACATCTCGGCCCGCAGCTGCTCGTTTTCGGCCTGCAGCTGCTCGTTTTCGGCCTGGAGCGTGGAGAGGGCGGTGGCGGCGTCAATTCCATATAGCTTTGCAGCTTCAATCAACTTCTCAATGTTCATCAGGTGTCCTCCTCCCCCTCCGGCGGGCGTTCTTCCATCTTATCTGCGGTTTCTGCCAGAAGTGTAGCAGCCTCCAGATAAGATATTTCTTTGGGCCCTCCATTTTCGCCCCAAATATCCCAGCAATAAAGCGCCCCATGCAGTCGCTTGTTGTTGACTATCGCTCTGGCTCCTGCTCTCAAAGCGAGAAATAACTTTTCATTCTCCATCGACTTCCCCCTCCAGCGTCAGCGGCTCGTTCGGCGGGGTGAGGGTGGGCATACCCAAAACAAGATCCTCTGCTCGCTCCTTATCCTGTTCGCTATCCCAGCTACATACCTGGATTTCAAACAATAATTTGCTGGCATCAATCGGTCGCATCGTTCAGCACCTCCAATCTCTTCTTGACAATTTCCCGCGCCTTGTCGGTATTTGCCGCCCCGCACTTGGGACAGAAATCTGGGAGCATATCAGGGTCGTCCTCCTCGTCAATGAGATGCCCGCACTTGCTGCATGTCCACATATCGTAGATCAGTTCTCCGTCTGCATAGCCGTCCGCCGAGCCCTCCCAGCTTCCGCCAAACACCCGCTCCATCTGCTCCTGCGTGGGTGGGGTGAGGGCGGAGAGGGCAATCTCAGCCATCTCTTTTCTCCTACGGTATAGAATGTCGTTCTCTCCCGGATTACTACCAAATCCGCTGTCCAGAACCACCTGCGCCGCCGTGAGTTGTTTTTCAAAACATGTTGTTTTATTCAACTTTCTACCTCCAACATCGCCAATTCTCCACCACAAGCCATATATCCACAACAATCTATCCAACTGTCTATATGATTTTGATTAGAAGACGCACGAGCAATTTTTAATAAAGCCATAAGTAAAGCTACTGTTACTTCGTCTACTTTTACTTCTGTCCCATCAGCTACACATCTTGAACGAATTACAGGCTCCCAAAGTTTAGCAATTAAAGAAAAAGAATTTTCAGGTCCACCATATTCTTTGTTACGATCTTGCGAAACAATCCTTTCTGCTTCTTCAAGAATTGCTTCACGTGAATCAAATATATTTTCTTTTACATATTTTTTCATATTTTCTCCTTTTTTTTTACATTATTTTTTTATTAATCCATGCAATAGCAAATTAGAAGAATATAATCGCTCTAATTATTCTTCGTGACTGATTCTCTTTCGTTCGCCAAAACTGCAATACTCATCCCACTGGTGTATCAACATTATGTGCGGACATTCACAAAGAGAAGTTTTCCCATCACAATCAAAGGAAATTTTACTCTCTTTGCCATACTTGCACTCCCGACACCTGACCACAGGCACGGCGTCGATGGTAGGTAGTGCGTCAAGCACAGGTTTCCCCTCTGCATCAACCAGCCTCATTGCTCGGCCTCCTTGTCCATGCGAGCGCCGCAGTTGGGGCAGTAAATTGGGCGTCTAATTAAACATCTATGTGTACATCTGCACACAGAGCAGTATGGTGCAAGCCCGTCCAAACTATTATCCCAATATCCGTGCCGCACCTCCGCAACGTCGGCGGCGGGCTCTTTCAGAACAATATCAAACGTTGACCCAGGAAGGACATCAGCTCGTCTTGTTTCATCATACCCAAGATTTTTTAAGAGCTGTGCCCTCTCAATGTACTCCTTCATTCCTTTTCCCTCCGTAGTGCGGCCTCAATTTCCAAAATCGAGAATGTATGACTTAATGGCTCTGCATTCGGTATTTCAGTCTCCGCCGTTTTCCAAACGCTGTTATGAAATTTTGCTATATCTTGTGTGCCCTTTTTGTACCCTGCTAAATAGCAACAGGTGCATAAAATCAGGAGCAATATCGCTCCAAAAAGAGCACAAACCACGATTTTATCCATCTTTCAGCGCCTCCAGTCTCAATGCCTCAGTCAAAAGTGACTGCACTTCTTCACTGATTCTCGCATCGCTTTTTGCCAGACAACTATCCAGGTAGTTTTTATCATGGTATGCCAATGTTTCTATTGCCAGCGCAACGCGAATACACTCCTCCGGTGTCTTACATACACATTCAGGTGCTTTCATATAGCACTTCCAATCTCTTCATCATCATGCCTACGGCCTCGTTCGTCATGGGATTGCCGCAGTAGGGACAGAAGTCTGTTTCAAAGCCGATAATGTTCCCACACTTAGAACAACGGATTTCTTCGTCTCCGCTTCCCAGTATCGGCATAGCGTGTATCCACTTGCCCCTCCACACCTTCTCCACCTGCTCCCGGCTGACGGAGCGGAGGGCGGAGAGGGCAATCTCAGCCATCTCTTTTCTCCTACGGTATAGAATGTCG